TACCTGCGGACTGGCACTAACTACACCTTTACTGTGTAAGTATAGTACATCTATGTCTACATTTTGACAACGATCCCAAAGATGTTTTAAAGTTTGACCTTCAAAAATATTAATCTTGCCGGTATCTCGAATATCGATAACTCGAACAAAGGGATATCTTTTGTCAATATATTCTCGAACTTTTTCTTGAAATTGAATAGCGGTAGTTTTTAAACCGTTAATTCTAAACGGAATACCTGTGCCAGGACTTACTTCTGAATAATGCATAGGCATAGTAATTGCCATATTAATAGTAGCAACATCGGGTAATCTAGATTGTTGAATCAGTTGAAGTTGCTGATCAATCCACCAGTTCCACTGGGTATAACGAATGTCGGATGGTATGTAAACGTGATAAAAAACTTCAATGGGTCGCATTGAAATATTTTACATTATCCTGTAACCCATGTCAATGGGGTTCCGCCTTCTCTGTAATTTATTAGATCCAATTCTAATGCTTCCATTGAAGCCTTTGCTTCATTTTTCATAGTAGCACCGTTTAACTGTACGCCGCCCTGTGGGCTAGCAATAGTAGAAAACTTTTCACGGGCTTCACCTAACATAAATTTTGCATTAGCCAGTGCATAGTCTTTTAACCAAATACCTGCATAGGAATCTTGTAATAAGTTAAAATCTGGACGATAATTATACATCCAAACTAGTACTTCTTCGCTCGATCTAGGACGTTGCATAATGGTTAAATTTTTACTAACTCTGTTCCATGTAAAGTTAATATCACTACCAAACATTTTACCTACCTGTTTTTGGTAAGATGCAAATGCATAGTATGTTGCTAGTCCGCCCATATTAGAACTTGCTAACAAATAGGTGTTTGAATAGGCTAAGTTGAACGGTTCAAATAAAGAACCACCGTCGCCGCCCCCTGAACGTGATCCAATACTTCTACGGAAAAGTTGACGAACCTCGATAACTTCTTTTGGTAAAGTATAATCATTTTGATCAACTTGCAATGTAATAAATCCGTAGCTTTCTTCTACAGCATTAGAACTTCTTTGACGATATTTTGCCAAAGAACGGTCAATTGCTGTGTTGTAATGTACAGGATCTAAGTCAAGATCGATCATACCATCACCTAACATGGCCTTGATATAATCAACTACTTTTTGTCTTTCGGTATCAGTTTCGTTCATACATTTATTTAGTTGAAGAATTTTGAATGACTATAAATACTTAATAAATACTTTGAAGGAAAAATAAAATGGAAGAGTGGAGAAATCTTAAACGATTGCCGGGTTATCAAGTAAGTAATCTTGGTAGAGTCAAATCATTAAAAAGAGGTAAAGAAAAAATTCTTAAACAATCTATTACAAATCAAGGATATTCTTTAGTATGTTTGTTTAGTAATGGATGTAGACATACTAGCTACACTCATCGATTAGTTGCTGAAGAATTTATAATGAGAAAAAGTTATCTAACTTTAGAAACTGCTGTTGTTAATCATAAAGATAAAAATCGTACTAATAATGTTGTTGAGAATTTGGAATGGTGCAGTCCTTCTGAAAATATATTTCATAGAGACGATCCCACTTCTTATTTTTATTTTAATAAAGTATCAGAACTTTGCAATCAAATGAATTTAGATCAATTAGAAAAATTTATAGAATTAGGCAACAAGATAGTTCGATAAATACACTACTATGCCAAGATTAAGTTTATACCGCCCTGAAAAAGGCAACGATTTTAAATTCTTAGATCGAGTTATTAGCCAACAATTTCAAGTGGGCGGTACTGACATCTTTGTACACAAATACGCTGGCCCTGTTGATCCTGCTGCCGGAGAAAGCACTCCTGCTACTCCTGTTAACACAAATCCTATACCAGAATTGGGTATTCAAGATTTGATTTTTATGGAAAACAGAGATCGTCATTACGAACCTGATGTATATGTACTTCGCGGTATTTACACTATGCAAGACTTAGATTTCAATTTAAGTCAATTTGGGTTATTTCTTAATAATGATACAATAATGTTATTTTTTCATTTACGAGATACAGTAAATGCACTGACAAGAAAAATAATGCCTGGAGATGTATTAGAATTACCGCATCTTAAAGATGAATATGCATTAGATGATTCGTTAGTAGCGTTAAAGAGATTTTATGTTGTACAGGATGTTAGCCGTCCTGCATCAGGATTTAGTGCTACATGGTATCCACATTTACTACGTGCTAAATGTGTACCATTAGTTGATACACAGGAGTACAAAGAAATATTTGATACTGATTCAGGTGCAGGAGACGGCAGTTCACTTCGTGATTTAATGAGCACATATAGTAAAAGTATTGAAATTAATAATCAAATTATTGCACAGGCCGAGGCCGATGCTCCTCAAAGTGGTTATGATACTAGTGCATTTTATGTATTGCCAACTAAGGATTCTGGGTTACTAGATGTTGCAGATGCATCTAGTGATGTAGAAGATGTAAGTATTGAACAGGCTGCATATGATGCAAGTATTGTATTGCACAGTCCAACTAAAGACATATACGTAGGATACTTAACTGGTGACGGAGTTCCTCCTAACGGAGCACCGTTCGGGCACGGACTTACTTTTCCGTCATCACCAGTTATCGGATCTTTTTATCTTAGAACGGACTATCTACCAAATGCATTGTTTAGATTCGATGGTCATCACTGGTTAAGATTTGAAGAAAATGTTCGTATGACTATGAACAACATAGGTAATGAAGATCTTAATATTCCAGCATATGCAAATAAACAAGTTAGAGAAACTCAAAAAACTGGATTTATTAATAATGATTCAACTGCAACTATTGCTGGCAAAGTTATAAAACAGAAACAATCATTGAGTAAAGCATTAAAACCTAAGGCAGATAATTAAAATGGATTTTTTCTATGATGGACAAATACGTAGATATTTGACACAGTTTATGAGATTGATGAGCAACTTTAGTTATAAAGATGCTAAAGGTCAATTAATTCAAATTCCAGTTCGATACGGAGATATGAATAGACAAGTAGGATCTATTCTTAAAAAGAACAGCGAAAACACAGTTCCCAGTGCTCCGTTTATTGCCTGCTACATTAAAGACCTGAAATTTGATCGTGCAAGATTGCAAGATCCTACATTTATCAGCAAAGTTAATATTAGAGAAAGAGATATAGATCCAGTAACAGGGAATCCACTATTCACACAAGGTGCAAACTATACAGTCGAACGTATAATGCCAAGTCCCTACGTTGTTACATTTGCAGCAGACATTTGGACTTCTAACACGGAAATGAAGTTACAAATATTTGAACAATTGGCGGTGTTGTTTAATCCTAGTTTAGATTTACAATCAACTGACAACTATGTAGACTGGACCAGTTTATCTATTATTGAATTAACCGATCAAGGTGTATGGTCAAGTAGACAAATTCCTCAAGGAATTGAACAAGACATTGATATTTTAAATTTGATTTTTAGGTCTCCAATATGGATTACACCACCTGCTAAAGTTAAAAAGTTAGGAATTATTACAAAAATTATTTCCAATATTTTTACAGGTCCCGAAGGTGAATTTAATACATTAGAAGATAGTTACTCAAATCAAGTATACGGAAATCCCGATGCTACAGTAGTAGTAACTTCGGGTAATTTTGAATTGTTGGTATTAAACAATACTGCTAAATTATTTTCAACTAGCTATAGTAATAGTGAAAAAGACGATTATGGACAGGTTGCACATTCCTGGAATTCTTTATTAGATTTATATCCCGGAAAATTTAGAGCAGGGTTAAGTCAATTAAGATTGTCTAAACCAGACGGATCAGAGATTGTTGCATATATAAGTTTAAATCCGTTAGATGAAACCGTTATGTCTTTAAATTTTGATAGTGATACTATTCCTTCCAATACAACAATTGCAGGAAGAGGCACGGTCGATGCTATTATAAATCCCGATACATTTAATCCTACAAGTAAGGTAGCAGGTACACGTTATCTAATATTAGAAAATATTAATGCCGACTATCTAACACCGGGCTATGAAGGATCGCCTGCTTGGAAAAATTTAGATAATACCAATTTTGTAGCTAATGCTAACGACATTATCGAATGGGACGGAGAAGCATGGAATATTGTGTTTGATTCTATACAATCTAATGATATTATTTACATAAGAAATTCATACACTGGTATACAATACAAGTGGACTGATCAATCTTGGAGCAAAAGTTTCGAGGGTGTATACGATAAGGCTTTATGGCGACTAGTTCTTTAAGTAAAATTGCATGTAGTGGCGGTTTGTTTTTATCAGCAGAAACTGGTCGATTTTTATTCTTATTGCGTGATCAAGGTAAGACTGCAGGATCTTGGGGGTTTGTCGGTGGTAAAAAAGAACCAACTGATCTAACACTAGTTGATGCACTTCGCCGAGAAATCCAAGAAGAAGTAGGTCATACATCTAAAATAAAAAAAATTGTCCCACTAGAAATGTTTTTATCCAATGATGATAATTTTCAATATAATACGTATGTGTTAATAGTAGATAAAGAGTTTATGCCTACATTAAATTACGAGCATTGCGGTTATGCGTGGTGTAGTTATGACCACTGGCCTAAGCCATTACATATGGGCGTAAAAAATAGCCTTAACAACAGAGTCGTTAAGGCTAAATTAGAAATTTTGCTAGAACTAATTTGATTAGTTCTTTACATTAATTTCATTGCTCAGTTTGAGGTTCTTGCATTGCTTGAAGTTGTTTGTTAGTTTGCGTAACAATACTTTCAACAATCGAATTACTAAACTTGCGAGGAATTTCATCTAATGCTGACACAATAATCTTAATTTCACTAAGATTCAATGTTAATGTAACATCTGGTTCTTGTGCTGATGTTTGTGCTGCGTGTGATTGATCTGACATTGTTAATTTCCTATATTATAGTTCTGTAAGTGCTGGAAGATCAGTACGTGCCTTTAGAGCAGTGTCTAAAGTAACTAGTGGATCTTCACCGGTTACTGATTTTGCATTTACCATGATATTCCCAACCGAAGCTGCTGGCATGCCTGGTGCACCGTTAATTCCGGCGGCTGGCTGTGCTGCTGCTTCTGATGAAAAAATTCCGTAATTGCCGTTAAGATTACCGGCGGCATCGCCGTTAAAATTTTGTAGTTTGATAAAAACTGTTGCTTGAAATGTTCCTGACATTTGATTACTCCTTGTTGTTAATATGCATACAATCGCCTAAACATCGCCTTTTAGTTTCTTTACTATTTTGTTTAGTTCAGGCAAATAAAGATATTGTATATGACTATTTAGTAAGATAGATACAGCATCTGCAATTGTTTCGGCTAACGGATCACCTGCTAAATTTAAACTTGTATTAAAAAGAACAGGAATTCCGGTTTTTTTATAAAATGCTTCGATTAGTGCATAGTAATTTGGATTATCTTCTTTTGATACAGTTTGCACTCGACAAGTATTATCAATGTGTGTAAGTGCCGGAATTTGATCCACTTTATCCTTTTTAACATCAACTGCATACATCATAAATGGACTGGATTTTAATGTTTCCATTTCAAACCAATCGTGTGCATGTTCAACAAGCACTGAGCCAGCAAATGGTCTAAACCATTCTCT